ATAAACTAAAAGTATACGACTGGACTGAAGGTACAAACACAATGTGTACTGGTTCTATATCTAAAATTGTCACTACTACTAAAGATAAGTACTACGTTGTTAGAACTGACTCTGCAGAAGTAAAAGTGAGTGATAATCACGGATTCTGGATGGATGGTAATCAAGAAATAAAAGTATATAGTTTAATACCGGGAGATAGTAAAATATACATAGTGGACGGTGAAGAGTTACTTCATGAAACCGTAAACGAGGTAGAAGTAGTAGATGAAGAAATAGAAGTATTTACTTTTAAAATACCTACTTACAATAACTATATATCGAATAGAGTACTTTCTCATAACCCTTTTGGAAACACAACTTTTTCTTGGGCAACAGTTAGCAACTCAGCAATAAGTGCATTAACCACTTATAGCGGGTACACAAGAAATACATCAACAGACGTTAACATAAACGTAACCTCACCTGTAGATTATAAACTAAGATATAAAGTAGTATTCTCAGCACAAGCAGGAGCAAATATAGCAGTAAATGCAAATGGATCAATAGGTATTACCACTACAACACACACCAATAACGCCTTCTCTACAGCACCTTCCTACGACACTTCAATAGGAGTAACCGTTCCAACTAACTTTGTAGAATTAAAAGCAGGTGGTATACAGATTGTATCAGATGCGACACAATACGTAAGAATGCCTCGTTTAGCTGGAGGTGGAGGTAAAACAGCATTAATTTTTGAAGCCAGAGGAGGAACATCTGGTTTTGACGATATCAGACCAAATGTAAATAGTACAAATTCAATTACAGGGTTTGATATAGGATCAACTGCCTACAGATTTAAAAACCTATATGTTCGTGCCATTGCAGCATCTGGTAATATTACTGCCTTTACCACTTCAGGAGCTTCTGATAGAAGATTAAAAGAAAATATAAAACCACTTCAAGGAGCACTAGATACAGTATTAAACTTACAAGGCGTATCTTTTGATTGGAAAAATAGAGAATTAGGAAGTTCAATTGGGTTTATAGCTCAAGATTTTGAAAAACATATACCAGAATTAGTACATGAATCTAATGATGTATCAGAAGAATTTAAAGATACTAAAACTATAGACTACGCATCAACAGTAGCGGTATTAACAGAAGCTATAAAAGAACTTTCAGCTAAGGTAAACGAGTTAGAGAGAAAGTTAGAATCTAAAAAAGACTAACATGGCAATAACTACCTCAGGAGCAATTTCACTAAACAATATTCAAACCGAATTTGGAGGAACAAACCCCATTAATATAAATGAATATTATAAAGGAGGGACTAATGTACCCTCAACAACCGCTAATAATTCAATCCCAACCTCAGGGGCGATATCTTTTGATGATTTTTACGGAGGGTCAAATGCAACTGGCGGTAACGATCCGGGACCCGGTGGAGGCGGAAACGGTTGTATCTTAGAAGGTGAATTAATATTACTGGAAGACGGTTCTTATATTCCTGTAGAAGATGTAGTTATTGGAGATAGAGTTAAAGGAGTTTTATTACCCGGTCTATCATTAGAAGAAGATTCTTGGAAAACCTGGAGTATTACTTATAACGATTTTGAATCTACAAACACTGTAACTGAAGTTAGAGCGATACAGTCTGAAATATTCCATACCGCATTTAGGTTGAACTTTAATAACGGTTCACTAAAAATAACTGGAGAACACCCAACATTGGTGAAAAGACAAAACGGCAGCGTTCTATTTGTACCCGTTAGGGATATAACTGTAGGAGATGAAGTAAGGTACTATACTTCAAATTCTTGGGAACAAATCACATCAATAGACTTATTAGAGAACAATATAATTATGTCTTATAACTTAGATGCAGAAGCAGTAGATAACTACATTGCAGGTGGAATCGTTGTACACAATGCATTAGATCAAAAAGGTCAATTCTAATTAAAAGTTGTTAAATCAAAAATAAATTCGTATTTTTATTAATTATGGTAACAGTTCCCGGATGGACCTATAAAGGTCGCTTGATAACAGAAATTGAAGATATGCCAGAAGGCACATATGGATTCATATATGAAACTCTACATAAACCCACACAAAAGAAGTACATAGGTAAAAAAGTACTATACTTCGAACGTAATAAACGACTGGGTAAAAGAGCTTTGGAGCAATTAAGACTAGAACGTAAAGAAAAAGGTATAGGAGGTAGAACACCTTTAAAACAGAAAATCATTACAGAATCAGATTGGGTGGAGTATTACGGGTCTCATAAGGAAATACTTAAATACGTTAAAGAAGGTCATCCTCTAGATTTTGAACGTACTATTTTATGCTACGTACCGAATAAGAAGCTTTTAACATATTTTGAATGTAAATACCTATTTATAAATGAAGTACTAGAGAACAGAGACAACTATATTAATGATAACGTCTTAGGAAAGTTCTATAGAAAAGATTTCGAAATATGAAGTTAAGAGATATTCTACTAAAAGAAGGAAATGAATCATGCCCTGCAGCTACTCAAGACCTGATGTTAAATACTAAAAATAGAGATGCTTCTATAAAAGCAGCTCATATTCAATATGGACCATTAAATGTAAGTAAACCCGGTACTTATTGGAAAGATATAGCGAAATACTGGAATACTACAGAAGATGCAGCAAAAGATACAAACTGTAGCAACTGTGTAGCATTTGATATCTCACCAAGGATGGATGAATGTATGCCTGGAGTTACATCTGATGAAGATGGACGGTTAGGTTACTGTTGGATGCACCATTTTAAATGCCACTCAGCAAGAAGCTGTAGAACTTGGGCTAAAGGAGGACCAATAAAAAAAGACTCTATATCACAAGACTGGCAAGAACGAAACGATAATAAGTAATATTATGATACAATTACAAGAAATAGTAGGACTACCATCTCTACAGTACCATTTAGATAACAACCTCTCATTACACGAGAATGTCTACCGTTATAACTCTGAAGCCTTTATACAATTGTTTACTGAGGCAAGACAAGCCCTTAGAGACGGTAAAATAAAACTTAACGAAGAAGATACAGTTCTACTAGAAACAACAGATATCGGACTTCATGGAGAATACAATGGCATGAAAGTCCCATTAGACCTACCAATGGTATCATCAGGATACAATGCAATCTTCGAAATAGGGAATGTTATTGATGAAATGATAGAAAACGAAGAAATGATAGATGAAGCTTTATCCATAGACGAAATGATAGATTTCGATATGATTAAAGAACTAGTAGAGTCTATTGGAGGAGTTATAGATATGGATAAATTTAAAAAAGCAGTAAGCATTCAAAATGAAACTTACGATTATAATGGATTTGACATGCTTAAAGCCTCAGTTAAATACATACCTGAAGCAGAATATAAAGGAAAAAAAGTTGCACTTAACAAACCAAAACGTGGAGGATCTAAAAAATTCTACGTATATGTTAAATCGAAAAAAGGTAATGTAAAAAAGGTATCTTTTGGAGATACTGGATTATCTGTTAAATTTAAAAAGAAAGGTGCTAGAGCATCATTTGCTGCTAGACATAAATGTGCTACTAAAAAAGATAAAACTAAAGCAGGGTACTGGTCCTGTAATATAGGTAGATACTGGAAGTCATTAGGAGGAAGTGCAAATTTCTCCGGGTATTGGTAAAAAGAAACTTATAAAAAGTACTTGAAATTTTTTGATACTTAATGAATCGACCCTACATAGAAAATGAAGAAAGAGGCTATACTGTAAGAGAATTTTCAAGAAATACTCCTACTTTTGAATTTGTATGGCATAGAGACAGAGAAGATAGGTATGTACAAGCAACACATGAAACAGATTGGCAATTCCAACTTGATAATAAAACACCAGAGAGATTAACAGAAAACAAACTATTTATACCTAAAGAGACCTATCACCGATTAATAAAAGGATCTGGGGATCTAAAGGTTAAAATTTTTAAAATATGAAACTAAGAGATATAATTTTAGAAACAGATTTTGATAAGTATAGAGATAAAGAACAATCTCTTGCTAGAGAAATGAATAATAAGTTTGGAGGAGATCCTTATGTCTCTATGGGTGAATATGCAGGAGGAAGATCAGATGATGACCCAAGAAAGGGAAAAGGATTTGGCTCTGTAACGTTTCGTATGAGAGGAGAATTTGAAGACAGTAAATGGAATCAAATACTAGATTATGTTAAGAGCAAGGGTTTAGACATACAACAAGAAAGTAATTACTATGATTCTGAACCGGGAGAAAGAGAGTGGTTTCCAAAAGTGGATTTCCATTTTAATTTAAATGAAAGTTAATAAAGATGAAATTATCAAGAGTAATACTTGGTGAAATACTATACTACGATCCAGCATTTGAAAAGGTGACAGATCAGCTAAGAGATAAAGGAGCAAAATACTTAGGCTCAGGAGATTACGGATCAGCTTACCTACTTAATGGAAGAGTCTACAAAGCTACTACAG